CGCCGATCTTCTTAAAGACTGCCGGCGAGACCAGAACAAATTCGGCCTGCATTCCCGTGGCGGTCTGGCAGTTGACGGACGCCTCGAACACGGCGGCGCGGAAGTCCGAGCCGTCGGTATCTGCTGCGAAGTCGTATGCGAGCGGGGTGCGTGCTGCGTACAGGGCGCTCACGAACGCGATATCGGTGACCTGAACGTAGGAGTTCAGCATGATACGCGTGTGGGCGTCGACGTAGGACGGGGTCGAGCGCTGAAGCAGCTGGTAGGAGATGTCCGAGCCAGCGGCATAGGTCTTCAGCGTTGCGGTGCCCTTGAGCAGGCTGATCTGGACGGAGTTAACTTCGTCCTTCTCATCGACCTGCTCCTCGACGATCTGGGTGAGGTTCGGGGAACCTGCCCAGTAAGGCCAGTTAAAGGTCGTGCCAGTGGTGCCGGCCGACTCGACGCCGAAAGCGGTGATGGCCGGGCGGCCGAGGTCAAAGATGCCTCGGACAATGGTGGACCAGTTCGGGGGCAGGACGCCGGGGTTATCATCGGTGACCTGATCGAACAGGGCGCGGGCCTCGATCTCGCCGTTCAGCACTGCGAGACGGTACTCGCCAAAGCTGCGGAACTGTGCAAGCTCGTGAACTGCGGGGGCTGAGGTGTAGGAGCGTGCCTCAATGGTGGACACGTGCTCACGGAGGGAGGCGATAGCCTCGCGTGCTTCGATGTCTGCGGTCACCGCAGGAGCGGCTTCCACCTCTACGGTTTCGACTGACATTTCTTCCTCTCGGATTGCTGTTACGCCGGCCGTGGGATACGCCGGCATATGGGTGATTGACGTCTCCATGAGAGAGGCCGCCATGTGCTGGACTGCGGTCTTAGCCCGATTCCAGACAGATTTGGTCGGCATGAAACCGACAGAAAGGCCCTTTGCGGAGCCTGTTCGGATGAGGGTCGCGGCGTCGCGGCCCTGGACCGTGTTGGCGATATTAAAGTCGATGTACAGGCCGTCGGACCTGTTCTCTGCTGAGGTGATGACGCCGATCGGCTCTCCGTGGCGGTAGGCGATTGGCTTGCCGATAACGTCCTCGAGGGCGAATGCGTTAGGGCCGAATGACTCGCGCACGTTGCCGATATTGGTCTCGACGCCGTAGGGGACGGCGCGGCCGTAGCCCTGACCAGCGATGTCGGGATTGGAGTCGTCTTGGCGCATTTCGACGATGAAGTCGGCGCTGAATTCTGTGGTCTGCATTATGGCCTCAGCTCGGGATCGGATTCCATTAGGTCGGGCAGGTCGAGGAGTTCGCGGGCCTCGTCGATGGAGATGACCTCGAGCGGGCGCAGGGTTGAGATCAGGGAGGCGATTTCGGCGGGGTTGCCGCGCAGGAATACCGAGGTGTCGAATTCGACCGCGTGGCCACGAGGGGTGATGTCGTTCATGCTCAGGCGCTGCGAGATCTGGAGCATCACCGGGGTCAGGCTGAGGTCGAGCAGCTGACGGTAAAGGTCGGTGCGGTTTGTGTAGGTGAGGCTTGAGCCTGATTGGGTGGCGTTGACCCAGGCGGCGTCGAGGTTTGCCTGCCGGGCGATGCTCAAGGCCGAGGCGTCGCGTGCAGCTGTCAGCTGCATATCGTTTGGACTGAAGCCGCCAATGGTCTCGGTCGAGATCGTCGAGTTCAGGTACGCGGTCGAGCGATTAGTGCGGGCGGCTTCCCAAGCGTCGAGCAGATCGTCGACAACCGAGCCGGGCAGATCTGCGCCCGAGTTCTTTAGGATCACGTTAGGCACTGGGTATTCGGCGTAGCGAAGTGCCGCGGCCTCGAGGGCTGCGGCTGTATTGCAGGCCGAGGCCATGGTAGTGAGCCAGCCGCCGGCGGGGTCGCCGTCGAATCGGATAACGTCACGCGGCGGGACTGGGACGCCGTTCCAGTAAACAGTGCCGAACGCGGGGATCGGGTCCATGACGGCTTCGGTCGTGGGGTCGGGCGTGAATGAGATCTGTGTGTACGGCATCCAGACGATCTCGGTAGGGTAGCCGTCCCATGCTCGGCTCTCTACCTTCCAGTAGGCGAAGCCGTAAAGTAGGAGATCCTGAACGGTTCGGCCCATGAGCGAGGCGTAGGTCGTCTGCATAGTGGGCTGAACCAGGAGTCCTCGAGCGATGACCTGATCCTTGCCGACGTATTCCTTCAGCGGAAATGCGGAGATCGTGTTCGTGTAGGTCTTGAGGCACTTGACGAATGCCGGGACCTGGAGCGCTACGCCGAGGTCGACGCCGTAACTCGAGGAGCGCTGGATCTGAACGAGCAGCTGCGCGGATGCGTCGCGGATGTACGGGACCGGCTCCTGAACCGCCTGCGATACCGCTGACTTGATCTGAGCCTGGTCCCGTACAACCTTGAGTGAACGGGGAAACGCCACGGGTGTAATTCTGGTGCCTATATCACAAGCGGTCAAGTGTGCGCGTTATTCGCGGTTTCTGCGTGTCTAGTCTTGCTCGGGGTCGTCCCACCATGACCAGATCATGCCGGCCACCCATGGCGGTCTTTCAGCTGCGGCTCGGCGCATGAGTTCCTCGATGGGCGCTGACAGTTCCACGAATTGCGCTCGAGCCCGAATGTATGCCGATTTCTGTTTGCCAGATGGTTTGGCGTGAATGACATACGAGTCCCCTGTCCTCGAATAGGCGAGCGCATAGCCGACCGCTACGGTTCGGCAGGCCACGGCCAGTTTCCTAATGTGGCGCGGGTACTCGTGGTGTGGGGTGTCTTCCGAGGTTAGAGCTAGAGCGATTCGATCAAGGTCGACCACCACGTCTCCAGATTTAGCCCGTTCTCTGACCCATGTCGATTTTCCTGCACATGGCGGCCCGGTGATGACATAGAGCATTAGGCCCGTCTCCTGGTGTGGATTCTTGCCAAGGGGCGAGGGGTCTTCGATGCCTGGTAAGCGGCGAACATTGTCGCACGCGCCATGTACACACCGCCGTAGCCCATGCGGGCACTCATCGTCCAGCCTTGCTGACGTTTGGAGATATTCGATTGCGTGAAATGCTCCAGGAGAGTTTCGGAATCTTCGTGCAGGATCGCCCGTCGATCGAATAGGTCGAGGATATTCTGGGTCGCAGCTGCGGCCTCACGTTGCCCGACCAGTTCGTCGAAACGCTCCTGGAGACGATCGACATAGCCCGGAGTTACCTGTATGAATACGTTGGGGTGATCCTTGCGGATTTCCCCTAGACGTATGTCCACATCCTTGATCGTCCGGTGAGTGGTCGCCCGGACAACGATCCGGCCATCTTCGAGCGGTGCAGCGATCGCCACGGCGTGGCCCATGCCGTCGAAGTCGGACTCGACCGCGATCGACCACGTGGCCGCCTCTGGTAGTTCCTCATCTGAGATAGTTTCTTTCCAGTAGGAATCCTTGAGCCAGTGATTAGCTCGAGGCACCCATAGGTTCAGGTATTCGCGTAGCCAGGATGACTGCTCGATATTTTCCCACTGGCCTTTGAGGAAGGCCTCGCGCTTGTCATTCCATTCAGGAGAGGCGTACTTCCAGGTCTCCACATCGTCCGGGTCAGCTGTAGGTGGTGCCGACCACTCGAGGAGGAGAATCGTGCCCGGATCGTCGGCGCCTAGGTGGTCGATTGCTCGCTGCCGGTATGAGGCCATTAGGTCGCTCGAGGAATCGCCCGCCGTACTCACGAGCCAGGCCTGAGGCATAAGTCGCTCGGCCATAGTCGGCGCAATAGCGCCCATGAATACCTGACTCGGGATCGACCAGGCCTCATCGAGGAAAGCCATGTTGATCGAGAATCCGACGCCGGCCGAATCGTTAGCCGCGTGGATTAGCCATCGGTCGCCGGAAGGTAACTCGATACCGGCCCGCTCATTTCCCCACCGGGCCGCTTGCTTTCCATACTTCTCGACCGCCCAGATTCCAGCCGGCCGCATGACCTCCATGGCGGTCGCCCGCTTGTTTGCCACATGCAGGATCGTCTGAGGCTCGCCGAATAGTTCCGCATGGTGGAGCCGCCACATGCAGATCGCTCGAGAGAGCACTGACTTGCCCTGCTGCCTTGAGACCGTGAGACAGATCGTCGACCAACACAATTCCCCGGTCTCGGGGTAATACTCGAGGGCTCGATCGAGCGCATAGGCCTGCCAGCCTCTCAGCTGCAATCCGTACACACTCGAAAGCCATTCCCGAGCCGCCGGACCGTGTGTAGCGAATGTCCCCCGTGGAGCGCCTGTTTCTAGCCGAGGTAATACGAATCCATCCTGGTGAAGTTTGGCCGTCTGCGGCCGTTCTAGGGCGTTCTGGGCCCATCCTGGGAGTCCTGGGGGATGAGCGGC